GCCCGCCGCGTGAACCTGCCGGGCCGCGGCCTGACCATCCCCATGATCACCGGCGACCCCACCGCGGCGTGGGTGGCTGAGACCGGCGTGAAGCCCGTCAGCAACCCTACCGTCAACACCAAGCTCATGCAGGCGTACAAGATCGCCGTCATTGAGATGTTCTCCGAGGAGTTCACCCGCGATATGAAGAGCCTGTATGACGCTCTGATCGCCCGCATCCCCGGAGCGCTGTCTCAGACCTTCGACAATACGGTCATCGGCGCTACCCCCGTTCCCGGCGAGAATTTTGATAACTTCGCGGCCTGCACGGCGCAGAGCCTGTTCGCCTCCGCGAACGCGTCCACTTATGACGGCCTTGTGGCGGCTGACACCGACATTGCCACCCACGGCGGCATCATGAACGGCATCGCCCTGAGCCCTCAGGCCCGCGGCATCCTGCTGAGCGCCACGGAGTCCACCGGCCGGCCCCTGTTCGTGAATAACGTGGCGGAGGGCGCGATCCCCATGATCCTGGGCGTGCCCACCTACATGAGCAAGGGCGTGTACAAGGCCGGCACCGCCGGTACTTCCGGCACCCCTGCCATTGTGGGCATCGCGGGCGACTGGACGCAGGCCATGTTCGGCACTGTGGAGGGCGTGAAGATCGACATCACCGACAACGCCACCATCACCGTGGGCTCCGGCACTTCCGCCATCAACCACAACCTGTGGCAGGAAAACATGGTGGCCGTCCGTGCCGAGATCGAGGTCGGCTTCCGGGCTGACACCTCTGTGTTCAACCTGCTGACCGGCGAGACGCCGCAGGCCTGATGGTAAAGTTCATTAACAAACTGACCGGCGGGATCATGTGGATTCATGAATCCCGTGTCGAGGAGTACAAGGCGGCGGGACACGCACCCGCCGCTCCTGTGAAGACGCCGAAGAAGAAGACCAAGGCGTAAGAGAGGAGGCCGCAGCACCATGACGTATGCGACAACAGAGGACATTCAGGAGCGGAGCACTCGGGCCTACACCGCGGCGGAGAACACCGTGATCGAGGCGCTGCTGGAGGACGCGGCTATCCTAATTGACGCTTTCAACGCTGATGCGGGAGCTGAGGCTAAGAAGGTCGTGTCCTGCCGGATGGTGATCCGGGCCATAGGGGACGGAACGACCTACAACGTGCCAATGGGAGCCACACAGGGCTCCATGGCAGCGGGAGGCTATACCCAGTCCTGGACGATCAGCGGCGGCGCGAGCGGAGAGCTCTACCTCGGAAAGACCGAGAAGCTCCTGCTGGGCGCGGGGCAGCGGATCGGCGCGGGCAACCCCTTGATGTCCCTCGCGGCGGAGGTAACGGAATGATCCGGGGGATCACCGTGACGCTCTATGAGCGGGTGCAGACCGGGGAGGACGAGTTCCACGCGCCGATCTACGAGGAGACGGCCCAGGACGTGGCGAACGTGCTGGTGACGCCCACGGCGGCGGCGGAGGTCGTGTCCGAGCTCCAGCTCTACGGGAAGCGCTCCGTCTACGAGCTGAGCATCCCGAAGGGCGACGCTCACGAGTGGGAAAACCGAAGAATCAGTTTCTTCGGCCAGACCTTCCAGTCCTTCGGTTCCGTGACGGAGTACATCGAGTCCATGGTGCCCGGCCCCTGGAACAAGAAAGTGAAGGTGGAGCGGATTGAGTAAATTCAAGTTTGAACTGAACCGGTCGGGCGTGGCGGATCTGCTGAAGGGAGAGCCCATGCAGACGATTCTGGCGGCCTACGCCAGACAGGTCCAGAGCCGCTGCACCGCCGGTAACGTGGGCATTGAGGAGTACAAGTCCTCCGTTAAAGTGAAGGGGAGCCGTGCTGTTGCTACGGTTAGCCCCGACACGGCGCACGCCAAGGCCAGCAATCTCAAACACAACACCCTTATAAAGGCGATGGGAGGCGGCGGCAAATGATCGAGACCGTTCTCCTGGAGCACCTGCGGGATGCGGTGGACGTGCCAGTGGTCATGGAAGTCCCGGAGCAAATGCCGGAGCGCTTCGTCGTGCTGGAGAAAACCGGCTCCAGTGTCCGGAATCACATCTTTTCCGCCACGGTGGCCGTGCAGAGCTGGGCCCCGCGGATGGCGGAGGCCGCCGCCCTGAACGACGCCGTGAAGCAGGCTCTGCTCTACGGAGACCTGCCAAACGAGATCACCCGGGTATCGCTGAACAGCGACTACAACTTCACCGACCCGGACGAGAAGAAATACCGCTATCAGGCGGTATATGACATCACACACTACAACTGTTAAAGGAGGCCATAACATGGCAAATAACGCTTCTAACGTATCTACCGGCAAACCTGTAGTGGGAGGCGCGATCTGGACCGCCCCCATTGGCACCACCCTGCCCACATCTACGGGCGTCGAACTGGACACCGCCTTCGCCTGCCTGGGTTATGTGTCCGAGGACGGGCTCAAAAACAACAACAGCCCCTCCGTGAGCAACATCAAGGCGTGGGGCGGCGACATCGTGGCCACCACCCAGACGGAGAAGGTGGACGAATTCTCCTTTGAGCTCATTGAGGCTCTGAACGTGGACGTGCTGAAAGCTGTCTATGGGGACGACAACGTCACCGGCACCCTGCAGACCGGCATCGCTGTGACCGCGAACAGCCAGGAGCCCGACTCCAGGTCCTGGGTGATCGACATGCTCATGAACGACGGCTCCGCGAAGCGGATTGTGATCCCCAACGGCAAGGTGACGAGTCTGGGCGAAATCTCCTATACAGACTCCGATGCCATTGGCTACGACGTGACCGTCACGGCGTTCCCTGATTCCAGCATCGGTGGCACGCACAAGGAGTATATGAAAGCCGCCAGCTCTTCCGGCACCTGATCGAACCTAGGAGGGATGCCTCATGAAGATCAAGACATCGAGCGGGTTTGAGTGCGACATCCCCAAGGGGCTGTCGAAGGACTATCGCTTTCTGCGCGCCCGGATGGACCTGCGTTCTCCGGACGCGGAGAAGGCTAACCAGGCGGCGCTGGATCTCGTCCCCATCGTGTTCTGTAACGAGGCGGAGGAGGAGCGGTTCCTCCTCCATCTTGCGGACAAGCACGGCCGCGTCCTTCTGGAGGACGTATTCCGGGAGATTGGGGAGATCATGGTCCAGGCGCGGGAAAAGGATCAGAAGATAAAAAACTCCTGATCCTCGTTGGGATGATGGAGCTGGACGAGGACGCGGTGATCTGCGACTTTGCGGAGACGTACCGCATCTACGACATCTACCAATATCCCTGCGACTACATTGCCACCCTGGCGGCTGGGCTCAGGGAAAACAGCCGGATTAAGATTCGACAGAAGGGGCTCCGGATCTCTCCGGAGCTCTTTGCCATAAGTACCGTGGCGGACAACATGCGGCTGTTGATGTGGTCCCGGACGAAGGACGGCCGCCGCCGGGTGAACGTGCCCGAGTCGCTGGTGGAGTTTTTCAGCACCGAGGTAAAGCCGAGACCGAAGCCGCGGGGATTCCATTCCGGCGAGGATTTTTTGAGGGCGTGGAACACGCTCATGAAGGGAGAAGAGGAACATGCCTGATCTCGGGAAAGCATATGTGCAGATCGTCCCGTCAGCGGAGGGTATCAAGGGTTCGATCAGCGGCGTACTGAACGGAGAGGCAACGGCGGCGGGAAAAACCGCCGGGGGCATCCTTGGCACGTCGATCTCCGCCGGAGCCATGGCAGGAGGCGCAGCCCTCATGATGGTTGGCAAGGAGCTCGTCAATTTTGCCTCGGACGCCGTGCAGGTGGGCATGGGCTTCGACACCGCCATGAGCCAGGTGGCAGCAACCATGGGCACCACCGTGAGCCAGATCGGTGATCTGCGCGATTTCGCCCAGCAGATGGGCGCGACAACGGCCTTTTCCGCCACGCAGGCGGCGGAGGCCCTGAACTATATGGCGCTTGCCGGCTACGACGCGGAGACCTCCATGAACATGTTGCCGAACGTGCTGAACCTGGCGGCGGCGGGCGGCATCGATCTGGCGCGGGCCTCCGACATGGTCACGGACGCACAATCGGCCCTGGGCCTGTCTCTGGAAGACACAAACGTTCTGGTGGACCAGATGGCCCGGGCGTCCTCCAAGTCGAACACCAGCGTGGAGCAGCTGGGCGACGCCATCCTGACCATCGGCGCCACGGCGCGGAACGTGAAGGGCGGGACGAACGAGCTTGCCACCGTGCTGGGCGTACTGGCGGACAACGGCATCAAGGGCGCCGAGGGCGGCACGCACCTGCGGAACATTATCCTGAGCCTGCAAACACCCACCACTGCCGGCACAGCGGCAATGAAAAAGCTGGGCATGGCCTATGGGGATATGTACGACGAGGCCGGGAACATGCGGTCTCTGCCGGAGATCTTCCTGGACATGCAGGCGGCCATGGAGGGGATGGATCAGGCGTCCCGGGACGCCATTATCAGCGGCATTTTCAATAAAACAGATCTGGCCTCCGTGAACGCCCTGCTGGGGACCAGCGCCTCGCGGTTTGACGAACTGGCGGAGTCAATCGGCAACTCTCAGGGGGCTGCCCAGGCCATGGCCGACACCCAGCTCGATAACCTGCAGGGCGACGTCACCCTGCTGGAGAGCGCCACGGAGGGGCTCAAGATTGCCGTGGCGGACAGGCTTAACCCCGCGCTGCGGTTCTTCGTGGAGCTGGGGACCGATGTGGTGGGAGGCCTCACAGAGATAATCGACGGCTTCGACAACGGGGTCCCCTCTGTGGACGAGCTGACCCAGAGCACGCAGGCGTTCTATGACACCGTGGAGACCGGGAAGACGAACCTGGACGAGACCTCCACCTCCATCGAGGCCACCGCCCTGATGGCGGACCGGTACATCACCGCCCTGGAGGGCATGGGCGACACCGCCGACATGACGGCGGAGGAGCACCAGAAGTATCACAACTATCTAGTGCTGCTCACCCAGGCCATCCCCGAACTAGCGGGCATCATCGACCTGGAGACGGACAGCATCGACGGTGGCACCGCAGCGCTTCGGGAGAATACAGCGGAATGGAAGAATAACGCCATGGCAAAAGCCGGTGAGGAGTACCTGTCTGAGCTCTATCAGAAGCAGGCTGACTTGCTATGGGAACAGGCAGATCTCAGCGTCCGCGCTCAGAAAAACGAGGAAGATCTGGCTGCCGCTACGCAGCGGAGAACAGAGCTCCTTGAGGAGATTACCGCGCTTCAGGAGAGCCATGCCAATGGAGAGTATTCCGGGTTTGGCGGCGGAGACAAATATCTTGAAGATCTCGGCGCGCTGCAGACCGAGCTGGATGCTGTAAATACTTCGATCACCAACCTGGAGACAGAGCAGGAAAACCTCAGCCAGTCGACTGCAGATAACGCGCAAGCCATATCGGATGCCGATGCGGAGTTGTCCGCGACGCAGGACACGGTCGACGAATACAACAGGCTCCTCAGCGAGACAGAAGAAGCTACTCGGACCCAGGCCGATGCGGAAGAAAACGCCCAGGCGATCATGGCCTCCTCCGTGGAGACCATGAACGAGGCCACACAGGCCCTGGAGGGCATCGGCACGGCGGCGGATGAGGCCCTGCAGAGCGGAGGGGACCTGCGGGCCACTTACGACGAGCTCTCCGGGGCGATGGATAAGCTGGACGGGGAGATGGACGCGGCGCGTCTGGCGGAGGCGGAGCAGGCGCTCTCGGCGCTGAATCTGGCGGCCACGAATCAGGAGCTGACAGCATCCTATCCCGGTCTGGTCTCCATGCTGCAGGAGACCGCCTATGGCGGGCTTAGCGGGCTGTCGGAATGGCTCATCGCCAACGGGATCAGCGCGGAGGAGTGGGGCTCCCAGGTGACCGGCGCCACGGGGAACGTCATCAACGGATTTTCCGAGCTCGACACGTCCCTGGACATGACCCTCGACGAGATGGCCTCCCAGATGGAGGCAAACATCGCGGCCTACACGGACTGGGAGGCGAATATCGCAAGCCTCATGGAGGCGGCTGCGGCCTCCGGGAACGACTCACAGGTCGCCTTCGTGGAGTACATGCAGCAGATGGGCATCGGCGCGGCGGAGCAGGTGGCCGCTATGGCAGCGGACACCGAGGGAAGCCTTGCCACATTCGGGGATCTCTTCGCCCAGGCGGGGGCGGCAGGCATGACAGAGTTTGCCCAGTCTCTTGGGGATACCGAGATGGGCGCTGCCATGGTGGAGGCCATGCAGGCTTCCCTGGACGGGGCGGAGTTGGACGGCGGTGCCTTGGCCGCAAGTCTCGCGGACAGCATCACGGAAAACGGCGACATGGTCACGGAGGCCGTGGAAGGCGCCATGGACGGGGCGGAGAGTGCCGTGCAAGACGCGGACTTCTCCAATGCCGCGTCTGACAACGCGGAGGAGATCAAAACCGCCATGGAGGCCGCCGACCTTCCGGGCGCGGCCCAGGGAATCATGGACGAGATGGTCACGGTCATCAACGGCGTGGACTTCACGGGAGCGGGGACCTCCATCGCCACTGAGCTGGCCACAGGGATCTATTCCGGCTCCGGCTTTGTAAAATCCGCCGCCTACGTGACGGCTCTTGCCGCAAAGTACTCTGCCGGATCGGTGGACTTTTACCCCGTGGGCTACGCCATGGACATGGGGATCATCTCCGGACTCAGGGCGGGGAGCAACGCGGTGGTTGAGGCGGCGCGGCGGATCGCCCAGCAGGCATATCAGGCGGCCCGGGACGCGCTGGATATCAACAGCCCCTCCAAAGTGTTCCGGGACGGCATCGGCCAGGCGATCCCCGAGGGAATCGCGGACGGCATCGAGCAGGGCGCGGGACTCGTGAAGGACAGCATGGCCGCTCTGGCGGACGGGACGGTGACGGCCTATCCCCCGACGGACGCGGATGCCTTCCGCCTGGGAAGCCGGGCCATATTTGCCGAGGCCGCTGCCGACCGGACCGTGAACATTACGAACCACATCGAGGTGAACGGTGCGGAGAGCCCGGAGGCCTACGCGGACAGGCTGGTCCGCCGGATCAATATGCAGATGAGGATGGCGTAATATGGCAAGCACGATTAAACCCACCGGACTCACCGTTTCGCGGAACGGCGGCCTGGTGCTGGATTGCGAATGGAAGATCGCCGACAAGGACTATGACGGGGGACAGCAGTTCCAGTGGAGGACCACGCTGACGGAGACCTGGACCACCGTCTCCGTCACGGCGAGAGAGACATCGAAGCGGATCACCCTGACAGCCGGCGACTATTACCCCACCCAGGGCCGCTTTCTGAAGGGGTTCTACTTCCGGGTGCGGGGGAAGCGGGCCACGGCAGAGGACAGCCGGACCGGAACGACGACAAACTACGCGTGGAGCGCCTGGACGCAGAAAGGCTATCCTATAGATCCGCCCCGGACGCCTACGATCACGGCGACGCTGGACAGCACCCTGGAGAACAAGACGGCCTTTTCCTGGGAGACAGATGTCAGGAATGACGACCGGCTGCCTTTCGTGCGGACGCGTGCGCAGACGATCTTGACGCGGGCCTGCGCCGAGGGTGACGGCTCAAAGCTCACCTGGAACTCCGCTCAGCCCGGCTGGGCGCAGTGGACGGCGGGCGCCTCAAACACGTCGAACCCCAGGGAGATCACGGAGGAATCGGAGTTACTGGCGGCGGACTCCTATACCCGCTGGGTGCGGGTGAGGTCAGAGGGCGCGGCGGGAGCATCCGCCTGGCGGTACGCAAAGCACGTCTACGCCACGCCCTATAAGCCGAAGATTGCCGCGGCGAAGGTGGAAAGCGCCACCGGCACACAGACCGCCGTGTCGGTGAGGTGGACAGCCGCCTCAAACAAGGCTCACCCCATCGATGAGGTGCGGGTGGAGTACGTCATCGCGACGCCGGCAGCGGGGCTGGCCTGCCCTTCCGGCGCGTCCTGGACAACCGCTGCCGGCGTGGCGGACACCGCCGGGGAGGATTCGGTCCGGTTTGTTATCGACGATACGGTGGGGCTCGACGAATGCCTGTGGGTGCGGGTGGTCTCGAAGCACGACAGCCGGGAGACGGCCTGTGAGCCGGTGCGGATCAGGGTGGGGCGGCTGACGGACCCATCGGGGCTCACCGTTTCAAACATCGACAGTTCGACATACCGGGCGACGATCACAGCGACAAACAACTCATCGGTGCCGGACTCCTTCCTGGCGGTCCGGGTCAAGGTAGACGAGCCCACGTATTACACGCACAGCGGCTTCGAGGCGGAGGGCTACTGCTGCGGGATCATCCCGGCGGGGCAGAGCTCCGTCACTGTGCAGTGTATGTCCTGGGATGACAGCGGCAAGGTGGCCTTTGGCGTGACGGCCTGCCAGGGCACTTATGAGCTCATTGGCAGCATCGGGCACGCGAACCAGTATGCCGTGACCGCCAACATGCACTCAGGCCGGTTGTGGGCGGGGGGCGTGGTGCCTGCCGCGCCGACCAGAGTTGTCGCCTCCCGGTCGGCAGAGGGCGAGGTCCTGGTGGACTGGAACTGGAGCTGGTCTACGGCAAACCGGGCAGAGATCAGCTGGAGCATGAACGAAAACGCCTGGGAGAGCACAGAGCCGCCGGAGACGTATATCGTCGACACCGTGAGCCGCTCCGACATCCGGGTGCCGGGCCTGGAGACGGGAACGTGGTATTTCCGCGTACGCCTCGGCAAGGAGACGAACGGAGAGATGGTCTGGGGGCCCTACAGCGAGACTAAGGCGGTGGAGCTGGGCACAGCCCCGGAGAAGCCCATCCTGGCCCTGTCCGCCGCCGTGATGAGATACGGCAAGGATATCACGGCGAGCTGGACCTACAGATCCACGGACGGCACTGAACAGAGCTACGCGGACGTGCGGGAGGTCACCGTGGACGGCGATACGGTCACGGTAGGAAGCCGACTCGCAAAGGCCACCACGGAGAAGTCCAAGACGTTCCGAAAAACCGGCACGGCCTGGGGCACGGGGACCACCCACTATGTGGCTGTGCGGGTCTGGTCCGGGAGCGGGATGATCTCGGAGTGGAGCGATCCGGTTCCGGTGACTGTTGCGAACCCGGCGCAGTGCGCTATCACGGAGACCCCACTGGTGATAGTCTCCAATGTGGCTCGGCTGGAGGGCCTGCCTATTAACGTGACGGTCACGGGAGCGGGAGAAGGCGGCGTTACGTCTCTTGCCATCGAGAGGACCCGGGCCTACCAGATGGACCGGCCGGACGAGTCGGTGTTTCAGGGATATGAGGGGGAGACGGTATGGTCAGCCTCTCAGACGGGTGAGACGCCCTTCACGATCCGGGCGGATGATTTAGTGGGGATGCTGGACGATGGCGCCTATTATCGATTCGTCGCGACGGTACAGGACGGCCTGGGCCAGTCCGCCACCGCCACAAGGAACTTTAAGGTTGTCTGGAGGGATCAGGCGAAACTGCCAACCGCCACGGTTACCATGGACACGGAAAACGCCGCGGCCATCATCACGCCCACCTGCTCGGACGCCGCTGCCGGCTCTGTGTGCGACATTTACCGCCTGTCCGCTGACAGGCCGGAGCTGATCGTCCGAGGCGGGACGTGGGGACAGCGCTACGTGGACCCCTATCCGGCTATTGGCCCCATGGGCGGGCACCGGGTGGTCTACCGGACGGCGAACGGGGACTATATCCGCTCCGGAAACCAGCCCGCCTGGATCGACCTGGGCGAAGCGGACGGGGACACGCTGGATCTGGCGGAGGCCGTCATCGATTGGGACGGGAACCAGGTGCGCCTGCCCCACAATCTGAACCTGAGCAGCACCTGGAGCAAGGACTTTCGGGAAACACGATATCTGGGCGGCAGCGTCCAGGGCGACTGGAACCCGGCAGTTGGCCGCACGGGCGCTCTGGGTGCGGTGGTGATCGTGAGCAGCGACCCGGAGACGATCCGTGGCCTGCGGAGGCTGGCCTCATGGGCCGGCGTGTGCCACGTAAGGACGCCGGAAGGGTCATCCTTCGCGGCGGACGTGCAGGTCAGCGAGAGCCGGGAAACCGGCCGGGGCAGAAAGCTCGCCTCGTTCACCCTGAACGTGACCCGGGTCGATCCGGAGGAGCCGGACGGCCTGCCCTATGAGGAGTGGATCGAGGGGGTGCAGTGATGGACTGGAGCAAGGGCTTTTCCGCCGCATGCTATATGACGCTCGTAGACCCCGTCACCTGGCGGGATGGCGAGCGGGTAGAGATCACCGGCGGGAGCGTGTCCCGGAAGGATTCTGGTTTGCGCCAGTCCGCCGACGTGACAAGCAAGGCGTTCAGCACCGAGCGGGAGCGCTGGGTGCGAATCTGGATGGAGGCAGCCCAGGAGGGGGACGCGGCCCGGGAGCCGCTGTTCACTGGACTCACCTCCGTACCGGAGGAGGACATCGACGGGTTCCGGACGGAGTATCCTCTGGTGTGCTCGTCTGTGCTGAAGCCGGCGGAGGACGTGCTACTGCCACGGGGCTGGTTCGCCCCGGAGGGCTTTAACGGGGCATCGGTGGCGGCGGAGCTTCTGTCCGTCACCCCAGCGCCCGTCGTGATCGATGGCATAGCGCCGACCCTGTCCCAGGCGATCATCGCGGAGG